AGATAATGACGAGCGTTTATTGGTAATGTCTTGGAAAGACGTTTTATTTGTGGAGGAACCAGATGGCGAGTAAACCAGGGCTATATGCCAACATCCATGCTAAACAAGAGCGCATCAAGGAAGAAAAAGCCAAGGGCGAAAAGGTAGAACACATGCGCAAACCTGGCAGTAAAGGGGCGCCAACTGCTGCAGCGTTCAAACAATCTGCCAAGACCGCTAAAAAGAAATGAGCAACTACATCAAGAAACAGCTAGAGGTAAGTGAGCAAATGTTTCTTTTGATGAAGCAGGATCATGAGGAGCGCACCAAACAAAACTTTGCGTGGGTCGAGCTGAGTAACAGTTTGATGCAAAAGCTCAAAGATCGTGACGAGGAAATAGTTAAATTAAAAGCCATTATTGCGGGGTTTCAATGAAAAAACACGACAAACCTATTGAGCATAAGACAACTGGCAAGAATAAAACGTACAACCCTACAGAAAAGGGCGCAGGAATGACCGCTAAAGGTCGTGCTGAGTACAACGCAAAGAACAATGCAAACTTAAAACCGCCTGCACCAAATCCTAAAACAAAGAAAGACGAAGGCCGTAAAGCATCTTTCTGTGCAAGAATGGAAGGTGTTGTAAAGAACGCTAAAGGCCCAGCGGAACGGGCCAAAGCATCACTAAAGAACTGGAACTGTTAATGCCACTTATTAAATCAAAACTACAGAAAAATGTAGGTAAAAACATAGAAGCTGAAATCAAGGCTGGTAAACCGCAAAAACAAGCTGTTGCAATTGCGCTGAATGTAAAGCGTGAAGCAGAAAAGAAAGCTAAAAAGAAATGAAAGCCAGTTTAGCTGTACACCTATTGATTGCTATGGGCATGGACGAGAATTTGTTTATGAAGTGGCAAGCAGGCAAGAACTTCAAGTCAACCAAAAAAGGCCCAGGTCGCAAACATAAACAGTGTAATAAATAATTAAACAAGGTAACAAATGAACTTTGATCACGAAATACAAGACGTAAACTTAATCATTACTGCGCTCGAGCATAAGATTAGAGATATGCAATTGCTAGTGCAGAAAATGATAGCTAAAACTCAGGAGCAAATGCCTGCGGTAAAGGCTGAGATAGAAGCACAAACCGAAAATGCAAATACAACAAGTTAATATTAAGGATTTAATTCCTTACATTAACAATTCTCGCAAGCATTCTACAGAGCAGATTGCGCAAATAGCAGCATCCATTAAAGAGTTTGGCTGGACAAATCCCATATTGGTTGATGGGGATAAAGGAATAATTGCAGGGCATGGTCGGCTATATGCTGCTATAAAGCTCAAAATGAAGGAGGTGCCTGTGATAGAACTGGCGCACCTTACGCCAACCCAGAAAAAAGCATTAATCATTGCAGACAACAAATTGGCATTAAATGCTGATTGGGACACCGAGTTATTAACAATTGAGCTAGATGAATTATTGGCAGATGGATTTGCTTTAGAAATACTGGGATTTAATAAGGACGAATTAGATGCCTTATTAGCGCCAGAACAAGTTGAGGGGCTAACAGATGAGGATGCTGTACCTGAGATACCTGAAGAGCCTAAAACCAAGCTAGGGGACATTTGGGCGCTTGGCAACCACAGGCTGATGTGTGGGGATTCCACAAGCATTGATGCGGTCGACACTTTGTTGGAAAACCAAAAAGCAGACTTAGTATTTACTGATCCACCATATGGCGTATCTTATGAAGGTGGTCATAATCAAAAGAAACGTAAAGGAATCATTGCTGATACTTTAGAAGGCGATGATTTAACCGATTTGTTTTATGGTGCTTTAATGGCAGCTGTACAAAATACGAAGGATGGCGCTGCTTTTTATATTTGGTACGCCTCTGGTAAATCAATTGAAACTTATGCTGCATTATCCAAACTGCCTTTAAAATTAAGAGCTGTAATACAATGGTATAAAGTTAAGTCAGGTCTAGGAGCATTTATGTCTCAATATATACCTAATGCTGAACCTTGTATGTATTTACATAAGGAGGGATGTTCTCCTGCTTGGTATGGGCCAACTAATGAAAAAACAGTATGGGAATTAAAAAAAGAATCTAAAAATAATTATCATCCAACTCAAAAACCTGTGGAATTACCTGAAAGAGCCATTACAAACTCATCAAAAGCTGGAGATACAGTTTTAGACTTATTTGGTGGCTCTGGCAGTACATTGATAGCTTGTGAAAAAATAAACCGCCATGCTAGATTGATGGAACTAGACCCAAAATACTGCGATGTCATAATAAAACGGTGGCAAGACTTTACTGGGAAACAAGCCATACATACTGAAAGTAATATAGAATTCAGTAAACTGTAAGTATTTGATATATAAAGGTTAGTTTGTAATCATAAATTACTATTTACCGACAATAAAAAGATGAAAGAACACGAGCCAACAGAAAAGACTAGAGCGCAGGTGCAGCAGGCATCAGGACTTGGCTTGCCTCAAGAGCAAATAGGTGCGTTGATTGGCATAAACGATAAAACATTGCGCAAGTATTACGGAACAGAATTGGCGTTGGGCAAGGCTACGGCATCGGCTACTATTGCCAAGTCTTTATTTAATAAGGCGGTTGGTGGTGATACAACGTCAATGATTTGGTGGACCAAAGCACAAATGGGCTGGGGCGAAACCAACACAACTAAAATAGCTAACCCAGACGGAAGCGCTGTGGAAGGATTCCAAATCATATTTAAAGATGGAACCCATGAGCCTGGCACAAGTTGAATTCCCAGTTAAGCTAGAGTGCTTGTTTAAAAAAAGCAGATATAAAGTATTGTGGGGCGGTCGTGGAGGCGCAAAATCCTGGGGTATAGCTAGAGCATTGCTTATATTAGGGACAAAAAGCCCATTACGCATACTATGCGCCCGAGAGTTTCAAACATCAATTAAGGATTCAGTACATAAGCTATTGAGTGATCAGGTGGTTGCGCTTGGTTTAACTGATTTTTACGAGGTAATTGACAGAACGATTAGGGGCAAAAATGGTACTGAGTTTAATTTTGTTGGCCTAAAAAACAATGTGGCAAACGTAAAAAGCTATGAAGGGGTTGATATTTGCTGGGTGGAGGAAGCACAAACGGTAAGCTCAAGATCTTGGGACGTGCTAGTGCCAACTATTCGTAAAGAAGGGTCCGAGATATGGATCAGCTTTAACCCCGAGTTGGAATCGGATGCGACTTACCAGCGCTTTATATTACATGCGCCTAAGAACGCAATAGTGCAGAAAATCAATTGGAATGACAACCCTTGGTTTCCTGAAACGCTAAACATGGAACGCCTTAACTTGCAGGCTAGAGATCCAGAGGCCTACAACACGGTCTGGGAAGGATTGTGCAGGCAGACTGTGGACGGTGCGGTCTTTGCCAGGGAAATGCAGAGCGCAGAGCTAGAGGAGCGCATCACTAAGGTGCGTTACGATCCTACTAAGCCAGTTATTGCAGTCTTTGACCTTGGCTGGGCAGACAGTACATCTATTTGGTTCGTGCAGTTTATTGCGCAGGAGATAAGGCTAATCCGCTACATTGAAGACAATCAGCAGACAATCAGCCATTATTTGTCGCTTATGCAGACTTACGGTTACGTTTATGATACTTTATGGTTGCCACATGATGCACAAAACAAAACCATCGGATCAAACGGACGGTCCATTGAGGAAATTGTCAGAGCTGCAGGATTTAAAACAAAAATTATCCCTAGAACGCCTATCGCAGATTCTATTAATGCAGCAAGAACTATATTCCGCAACTGCTACTTTGACAGAGATAATTGCTATGATGGACTGCAATGCCTCAGACATTACAAGTACGAGGTAGATCCAGACACCAAGCAATTCAGCAGAAATCCGTTGCATGACCAGTATTCGCACGGTGCGGATGCGTTTAGGTACATTGCGCTGGGCGTGCAGGAAACTAGACCAAAACGAGCAAAACAAGTAAACTATGCACCACCACAGAGCTGGATGGCGTTGTAAAGGAAACACATGGCCTACGATTCAAATACGCAAGATTACGATCCAATAATTGATGAAGCTAAACAGTTTCTAAAGTTTGCCAATGATGCAGACACAATGAACCGTCAAGAAGCGCTTGAGGATTTAAAGTTTGCATCTGGCGGTGACCAATGGCCTGTAGACCTGCAGAACAGTCGTAATTTAGAGTCTAGGCCAGTATTGACCATTAATAAACTGGATGGTTACTGCCGCCAGGTTACCAACCAACAACGTCAGCAGCGCCCCAGGATCAAGGTCCATGCGACAAATACGACTGAGGATGCTGCAGAGGCCAAGGTTGTGCAGGGCATAATCCGCCACATTGAGGTCAATTCAAATGCAGATAACGCCTATGACAATGCCTATAATTATGCAGTTAGAATGGGTTGGGGATATTGGCGTATTGATCATCGCTATGTGCGTGAGGATTCTTTTGATCAAGAAATCTTTATTGACCCAATTGATAATCCTTTTACCGTTTATCTTGATCCTAATTCAATTGCTGTTGATGGCTCAGACCAAGAGCGTTGTTTAATAACTACAATGATGCCTAAGACCACATTTAGGGAGCTATACCCTGACGTGGACGAAACATCATTCCTAAGCCGTGGAACTGGAGACACACAAAGCGAATGGATTACCAAAGAAGACATAAGAGTAGCAGAGTATTGGTACACAGTAAGAGAACCCGCAACGCTATATCAGCTCTCAGATGGTTCCGTACGGTTTGCAGACGATAAAAACTTCTTTAAAAGAATAGAAACTGCGGGTCTATTTGTCGTTAATGAACGTAAATCTATTAAGCGCACGATTAAATGGAAGAAATTAACCGCGGTATCGGTGCTCGAAGAACGTGATTGGCCTGGCTATTACATACCAATCGTGCCTGTTTACGGTCGGCACGTCGTAATCGGTGACAAGCGCAAAAAGTTTGGTATGGTTCGCCATGCAAAAGATGCCCAGCGCATGTATAACTTTTGGGTCACGTCACTCACCGAGTCTGTAGCGCTTGCACCAAAGGCCAAGTGGATTATGGCTGAAGGTCAGGACGAAGGGCACGAGCTAGACTGGGCTGCAGCAAACATCAAGTCTATGGCTACTCTGCGCTATAAGCAGACTGACATTGATGGCAACCCAGCGCCTCCGCCAATACGCCTGCAACCTGAACCGCCTCCAGCTGGTGTGATGGCTGCAGCGCAGGAAATTAACTCAGACATGGCAACGATCATTGGGATATATGATCCTAGTCAACAACTGCCAGGCAACATGTCTGGTAAAGCGCTGAACGGTCAGCAAATGCAAGTTGATCTGACAAACTTTGACCTATATGACAATTTGACCAAATCTATTGCGTACACAGGCAAGGTAATATTAGACCTAATTCCTAAGATTTATGATACTGAGCGCATCATGCGTATCATTGGAGATGACGGAAAGCCCGATCTAATATCAATTAATGAGCGCACCGCAATTGGTAAAGTTAAAAATGACGTGACTGTTGGCCAGTACGACGTGGTGATGGAAACTGGACCAGGCTACAACTCTAAACGCCAAGAAGCGGTCGAAGCCATGATGCCATTGTTACAGGGCAACGAGCAATTGTTTAACGCTGCAGCAGATCTGGTATTCCGCAACATGGACTTCCCTGGCGCAGACACCATTGCAGACCGTTTGGCTGCTATGAATCCAATGGCGCAGATTGACGAGCATTCAGACATACCTCCGCAAGCGCAGATTGCAATTAAGGCAGCGCAAGGCCAAGTGCAACAGCTTACCCAGCAGATGCAGGCAATGCAGTTGGCTATGAAGCAGCGTGCAGACATTGAAGGCGTGAAGCAACAGGCTGAGACACAACGTGAATTGATGCGCCAGACAAGCAAAGCGCACAATACAGAGTCTATATTGCAAGCTAGGGTGCATGATGCCAACACCAGAGCCATTACAAGCCAGAATAGGGTAGAGATCGAAGCTATTGCAGACTTACTATTGCACAACATGGACACGGCACGATTAGAACGTGAAATTCAGATGCGCAACCGTGAGCAATATGCAGCCATGCAAGCAGCAGATCAATCTATCATGCCAAATAATCAACAATAATTGACAGTATAATTACTTTCAGTTATATTGACTAAACCTTACCTGTGAGGTACGCAGGGCAAATTCTTAGGGAAAACCTATGTCTAGTGAAAGAGAAGCATCGTCTGTATTGACGAGCGAAAATTCGGGCGAGTTTTATGCTAATAAACTTGGTTTAGCTACGGAAGCTCCTACTGAGGCGGTCGAAACCGAGCCAGTAGTCGAAGATATACCGCAGAGTGAACCAGTTGCAGACGAACCCAAACCAGTAGAGG